TAACTAGAGTAGTAGAATATATTAGATCTTTCTCTGACTCTTTTACATTGTCAGATGCCATTACAGAGTATGGCTATGAAGAAGGTTTAGTAGATACTGTATCCTTTGCAGAAGCATTTGACACACTATTAGTTACTATGTTAGATCTAGCTGATTCTGCTACAATCTCTGACACTCTTATAAATGCAATTGCAAAGGTATATACTGATAGTGTAGTTGCTTCAGATGAGCTTATAAAGGAAATTGCTAATAGCCTAACAGAAAGTGTGCTAACGACAGATGCACTCGTAGTGCTGTTAAACCAGACTCTAGGTGACTCTCTTCTAGTAAATGATGTGTTGGCTAACGCGCTTAGTACAAATGTATTAGACAGCATTACTTTGGGCGATCTATTAGTAAGCGAACTATTCTCTGGACCCGTTATAAACGGCTCTTCTCTTAATACACTCAGTATTAACTAATGGTTTAAAGGAAAAAAAATGAAAGACATGATTAAAGTAACTGGTAATTTAAATGTTGTCCTTATGGATAGCAAAGGTATTGTAAAAGAAACACGCACCATTCCAAACCTAGTTGTTACTGTTGGTAAGAACTTTATTGCTTCACGCATGAAAGATGCTACTGCAACTGCTATGTCGCAGATGGCTGTTGGTACCAATAATACCTCCCCTGTTGCAGGTGATACTACTTTAGGTACAGAATTAGCCCGAGTAGTTTTAACATCTACTACCGTTAGCACTAATAATGTTGCTTATGTAGCTTCCTATCCAGCAGGTACTGGTACTGGTGCTTTGGTTGAAGCCGGACTGTTTAATGCTGGGACTGCTGGAACTATGCTTGCTCGTACTACTTATGCTGTAATTAATAAAGGTGCTTCGGACTCTCTGACAATTACTTGGACAGTTACTGTAGGCTAATTAAGGAGAGTACCTAATGGCTACACAATTATTTGCTAACAATGCTACTGGATATTTGAATGCTTCTATTAGCTCAAGTGCCACTAGTATTGTACTACAGTCTGGTCAAGGGACTTTGTTCCCAAATCCTACTGGAGGTAACTGGTTTCTAGTTACCCTATTTGATGGTTCTAGTACCCTAGAAATCTGTAAGTGTACTGCTAGGACTACAGATACATTAACCGTTGTTCGTGCTCAAGAAGGTACAACTGCAGTTGCATTTGCTGCGGGTTCACGCTGTGAAAACCGAGCCACTAAGGAAACCTTTGATGGATTGGTTCAGCGGGATGCAACCGAGACTCTCACCAACAAAACATTAGTAGCGCCAGCTTTAGGCACTCCAGCTTCTGGTGTGCTTACGAATTGTACAGGGCTTACAGTTGCTGGCGGCGGCACAGGTGCATCCACCCTGGCCGCCAACAATGTCCTGCTTGGCAACGGCACAGCAGCGTTGCAGGCGGTTGCTCCGGGTACATCTGGCAATGTGCTGACCTCTAATGGCACAACTTGGTCATCGACCGCACCCGCTGGAAGCGTAAGCTACGGTCTATTCCGAAAAGTAGACCCGACGATTGTCGCGTGGTCAAAGACCGGTGCAGGCACAGCTACAGCAGCAACCACGCTGTACATCGAGGTCAACGGCTCAACAAAGACCATTGCAAGTGGCGCGTCAATTACGATGCCAACGCTTGCCGCAGGTACTGATTACGCGATCTGGGCGAAAACCGATGGCACGCTTGAGGCCACTTCTAATCACACCTCACCCCCGACTGCGAACGCCCGTAAAGTTGGTGGCTTCCACTACGCCCCCGGTGGTAATGCAACCGCTCAAGCCGGTGGCGACACCACGCCAGCAATCAACATGTATTCGTTCTGGGATTTGAACTTCAAACCTTCTTGCTCCGATCCCCGTGGCATGACCTTGGTCGCCGGGGCATTTTGGTCGGATATCTACATCACGGGCGTAGACGCAATCACAAACGGCTCGTCAAAGTACAATGTCACTATTGCTGACGGCTCCAGCCCACCTAAAGTTCCTAGCCTGTTTGGCGGCAATGGTTCTACTACTTACGGCAGTTATACATGGTTCGAAACAATGGAGCTGGCAACATCCTTCGGCAAACGCGCACCCACACAGCGTGAGTTCATGGCTGCCACTTATGGCACGACAGAGGCAACACAACTCGGCGCAGACCCCGGCAGCACAGTTCTTAATGCCGCGTTCACCTCCAAGTGGGGTGTGATCCAATCAACGGGCGTTATGTGGATTTGGGGTGACGATCGGGGTGGCGCATACAACACCGCAGGCTGGAATGCGAACACCGAAGGGCGTGGCTCGGAATACAACGCGCCCAATGCGGTGCTCTTGGGCGGCGACTGGAACTACGGGTCGTTCTGTGGCTCTCGGTGCTCGAACTGGAACGACGCTGCCTCGACCTCGATCTACTACATCGGTTCGCGGTTTTGCTGTGACCACCTGCAACTTGATTAAGGCAGCGAAAGCTGCCGCTACTCATCATGCAACCAACTGAACAGGCGACACAATGCTACGACCAAATGGCAATAGTGGAGAAGTACGAGCGAGTCATTGCTTATCTTTACCCTATTGCTCAGTCGATGCCGCGCAAGCATGGGATTGCAAGGGAAATGTTTTTGCAATGCATTCTAGGTATACCAGACCTACTGTTTCAGGCAGGCAAAAGCAATCAAATATCAAAGATTTATACCGCAGATGCTGGCCTAGCTCAGTTGCGGTTCTGGATGCGATTTCTGCTTTCTATAAAAGCAATAACAATTCACCAACTACAAACAGCGCAGGTTCTGCTGTCAGAGGTTGGGAAAATGGTTGGAGCTTGGATAAAAGGCAGGCAGAGCATGGGGCGGGTTGGGTAAATATGCGGTGCTCTTGGGCGGCAACTGGAACAACGGGTCGAACTGTGGCTCTCGGTGCTCGAACTGGAACAACGCTGCCTCGAACTCGAACAACAACATCGGTTCGCGGTTTTGCTGTTACGACACGACTTTATTACTCTGTAAACGCTCAGGCTTTACAGGTAGGCCAATCAAAGTGTGGTCAGCCGACCCCGTCCTCCCTCGGGAAATACATTACGCGATTCGGTAGAACGCCTAGTAAGTCATTGAAAAGCGGAGCCGATACTCTCATGGCAAAAAAACACAGAAACTTGATAAATAAAATTGCAGATATTGACAACATCCGTGATGCCTACAAGAAAACGTCAAACGGCAAGAAGATGACATTTGGCTATCTTGAGTTCAAGGAATATGCCGAGTCAAATCTTTTGATTGTGCAGGAAGAATTGCGCGATGGTGGGTACAAGATTGGTGAGTACCGCCAATTCACTGTGCATGAACCAAAACCTCGGTTAATCTCTGCGCTAGACTTTAAGGATAGGCTTGTACAGCACGCACTATGCAATATCATTGGACCAATATTTGAAAGCACCTTAATGCCAAACACATTTGCCTGTCGTGTGGGCCTTGGAACTCATGCTGGTGTGCGCTTCGTGCAGTCTAGGCTGCGCCACCTACAGCCAAAATATTTCCTGAAAACTGACTATTCAAAATTCTTTCCGAGCATTGACAGGTTTATTCTGCACGGAATGATCGAGCGCAAGATTGCCTGCGAGAAGACACTGCAAATCATTCGTGAAATCATCCCGCCAGAAGGAAAAGGCATCCCGATTGGAAGCCTGACCAGTCAATTGTTTGCCAATGTATATGGCAATGCGGTAGACCGATTTATTCATTTTGAATTAAAACAGCGAGAGTGGGCGCGTTACATGGACGACATTGTTGTTCTTGGAGACAATGAAGACGAGCTAATGGATTGTTTCTTGAGGTTGAGCGATTATTCAATTAACAAGTTAGAACTTCGCATTGGCAAGTGGCATATGTTGCCAACTAATCGGGGTATAAACTTTTTAGGCTATAGGATCTGGCCTACGCACAAATTACTTCGTAAGGACTCGGTAACACGAGCAAAACGAAAAATAGCGCAGTACATTGAATCGGGCGACAATGATTCTCTGAGAAAATTTATAGCGTCTTGGGCGGGTCACGCTCGTTGGGCGGACTCAGGTAATTTATTTAAATGGATGGAGAACAGACATGGCATTAGTATCTAACAAAACAATCAACACCCGCGAAGATCTCAACTTCCTTATTGGCACACCCGAGCACCTTGAGTTTATGCAAATGCTTCGGGGCACGATGACCCGCAAGCAGGATGTCGCTGTACGCCCGGATGACTATGGCAAACCTGAGTACACCGGCGAAGCCATCCCCCCGGTTTGGGAAGATGTCGAAGATCTGAGCACTATTACAAGGTTCGGATTCTCGAAATCTGAGATGGGATGATGTATGGAAATGCAGGTACTTGATTGGGTCTATAACGCCGTCCTACTGGTCGGCGGGTATCTGCTGCGGACTCTTTGGGAGGCTACGCAGGAATTGAAATCCGATCTCGCCAAACTCCGTGAGGAACTTCCGCACGACTATGTAGTGAAGGATGACTATAGAGCAGATGTCAAAGAACTAAAAGAGATGCTTCAACGGCTCTTTGATAGGCTTGACTCAAAGGTAGACAAACACTAATAAAGGAGATAACCCAAGATGTACACTTTCCCTTTTGTTATCTTCTTACAAGTATTCCAGCTCGTGCCTATGGTAACCCCTCAACCTACCCTAGAAAAACAGCCAGAGAGCCTTACAGCGCCTCTGACGACCAGCTACAGGACTTACCTTGTGTCTGCTAAGTGTCCTCCTGAGCTACTAGGTATTCAAACACCGAGTACAAAAGCAGCACATGCCTTTCTAGATGTGGGTTTGTCTTGTCTTAATGCTGGTTCTTTTATTCACAAAGTAGAGTTTAAACAGGTGTGTGCATAATGACTCAACTAACTAAGCATTTTAAGAGTGAAGAGTTCGAGTGCAAATGTGGCCAGTGTGGGTTTGACAATATCAATCTGGAGCTAGTTGCTGTCCTTGAACATCTTCGTGAGGTGTATCATCACCCTATTAAGATTAACTCTGGTTGTCGTTGTTATGACCACAACAAAGCTGTAGGTGGAGAAGACAAGTCTAAACACATGCAGGGGATTGCTGTGGACTTTGTAATTGAAGGTATGAGTCCTGCTAAGATCTACCAGTACTTAAACAGTAGATTTCCAGATAAGTATGGCATTGGTGAATACAAAGGTTGGGTACATCTTGATGTCCGCAAGGGCCCAGCCGCAAGGTGGAAGGGTTAATGTATTATACATATATTCATGCAAGACCTGATGGCACGCCTTTTTATGTAGGTAAGGGAAGCAAGAGGCGTGCGTGGAAACTGATATATAGAAACAAACATCATCAAAGCATAATTGATAAGTATGGCAGGGATAATATTCTAGTTGGTAAGTTAGATTGTTCTTCTGAGAATATCGCCTTTGATTTAGAAAAAGGAATTATTAAATGTCTAAAACGCAGTGGAATACCTTTAGCAAATATGACTGACGGTGGTGAGGGTATATCAAACCCGTCACCAGAGCTTCGTCAGCGTCTAAGTGATTCACATAAAGGACAGATTATATCTGAGTATACAAAACAAAGATTAAGGGAAGTTCACAAAGGGAATATGTACAATCTTGGTAGGGTTTTATCAGAAGAACATAAGCAAAGTATAAGCAAAGGTAATATAGGGCGTGTCGTATCAGATGAAACTAGAAAGCGTATGAGCGAGGCGCACAAAGGAAGCACAATAACAGAAGAAACAAGGCAGAAGCTTAGAGATTCCCATATAGGAAAAAAACCATCTGCTGAGACCCTAAAGAAAATGGGGGATGCTCACAAGAAGAGGTATATAGCATTAAAACAGGAGGCACTACAATGTCATGGTTCCAATCTTTAATTACAGGTGGTGTTGATAAGTTAGTCACTTCTGTAGGTGACTCGTTGGATAAACTTATTACCTCTGATGAAGAAAGACTAAAGATACAAAATGAACTTGAAAAGATTAAACTGGATGCCCAAGCAAATGCTATCAAACTGGAAGCAGAACTTGAAGTTAAGATGGAAGAATCTGTTACAGCTCGTTGGCAATCAGACATGCAGAGTGATGAACCTCTCGCCAAACGAGTGCGTCCCTATTCTTTGGTCTACCTTTTGTTGGTTGTTAGCTTACTTTCTTTTACTGACGGTAATCTTGGAACATTTGCAGTAAAGGAAGTATATATTGACTTGTTTCAGGCACTACTTCTTCTAGTCTTTGGCGCATATTACGGCGGCAGAAGTCTAGAGAAAATTATGAATAGGAAGAAATAAATATGAGCACTAGTGGTTCAACGAATTTTTCAATTACGAGAGA